CCTGAGGTAGGGTGGGGATATGTGGGTAAATGGGGGGTTGGGGATTGTTCAACACTTGGCTAGACCTGTGTAAAATCAGGTAGCTATTACAGGTGTGTGCACCAGGAAACACTTCTGCTGTAACATCCTTATCCTTAACAAGTTAGACACTAACACCTCAACCATTATGTAGATACAAACGCTGAAAGTTCTGGGAATCAGTAAGTTAGATGCACCCCGTGGGGTCTGGACATCCGTTTGGGAGCTCGTGCGCTGGCGTGCGAGTATATATATAATCCCCCCAGTAAATATTACTCAGCAAAAAAACAAATAGGATCGAATAGAAGGTATTTAAACGGTGTTTAAGGGATTCTTTATCTGTAAGAGGGGGTTGTGTAGGGTGACTTAGGTTTTCGGGCGGAGATGTAGGCTATGGAGCTGTAAAGGATAACAGCTAGTGAGGGTGCAATAGTGAAGGGAGTGTCAGCTCTAAAAGCTGTAAGCGACCTGTGAATATCTGGGTGTAATGATACTTAGATTAAGTATAGTTCTTGCGCTTGACAGGGGAGTAGCTTAGCGGGGCTCTGCTTGGGCGACGCCCGTACAGCTACCGACTAATTGTTTGACTCAGCAAGACGGATTGAAAGAGTAATCAATCCGCTTGCGTGGTGATACAGAGCGAAGTTACGGAAAATATTTGAGAAAGTCAAGTCAGTGTTTGGTGGGGGTACAGCTAGTTTAGGACAGCCTAAACCTTTAATAACGTCTAGTTTAGGACAGCCTAAACCTTAAATACGCTCTCCTATATATGTGTTCAGTTTTGTACCTTTGCTGTATGAAGTTTATAAAGAAGAAAGAAAAGGGCAATCCTGTTAAAGCGAAGAAGAAGGTAGATAGCGGCTACTCTTCTATGATGGATCACCTAATAGAAGTAAAGGGTGGTAAGTCCTCAGATTACGAAAGGCTGATGGATGTTATATCGTACCACGAAACAGGATCGCAACAGAGGATGTCTCCTAATGCTGTACAGCTGGTGACAGACAAGTCGGGGAAGTTAGTTCCTCAAGGTGTAGGTAGAGGCTTATTTATGTTTGAGGCAGGGGATAACGCAGGAGGCATAACAGCTGTCAATAGAACTTACAGGGAAATGAAGAGCAGTGATATGAGTATCCCTAGTTGGCTGGAAGAAGCATATAAAGGAAAGTCTATAGACGCTTCCAAGCTTACAGCTGATCAGCAGAAGGTATTGTTCCTAGGTAACTACCTGCAACACCCCAAGGCTGATTTAGGAGCCTACAGCTCTGGCAAGATATCAGAGAGAGACTTCTGGGGTAAGTTCCATCACGCTGGTGGGTCTTCAACAGACTACTCAGCCTTTGATGCTTCGATTAAAGATTATAGTAAAAGGAATAAATAGCTATCTTTGCACAGTTATGAGACTAAAGAAGTACCTCACTGGAGGACAAGTAGAACTAGATAAGAATAAAGACGGTAAGATCACCGCTGAAGATTTCAAACTTATGAAAGCGAAGAAGAAAGGAATGTACGCCAAAGGCGGTATGAAGATGTATGCTAAAGATGGAGCTTTGATTAAAGCTATGAAGTCCTATAAAGGTGGAGGTATAAATCCAGTGCTTACTGAGGATGAACGTAGACAAGTTGCCGCAACGGGTAATCAGCCATCTGCCAGTTATAAAGGATATAAAAAGAAGAAATCACCAAAAGATATTCTTGAAGTAACTGAGATGTCAAGATTAAAAACATCTTTACAGAAGATGAAGTACCCAGCTAGCAAAATGAGTATTGAGGAGTTACGTAAGGTAGCTAAGAAAGAAGGCGTTTATGATGCACAATTAAAGCTGGCAAGAGAAGATTATCAAAAGGCAATGGATAAAATAAAGAAATAAAAAAAGGGGCGAAAGCCCCTTTCTTTTGTTTAGTTCCTTATTACAGAGAACCGAACCCTGCCGTCGTTTCTTCTTACTTCCATTACAGAGAAGTTACCAAACTCGTAAAAACTAAAGACGCCTTCTGGATCATTATCCACTCTGTGTGGATCAATATTAAGATTCAATATAGACACTGGTGCAAAAACATATACCATAGTATCTTTAGGGATGGGTATAGTTACTTCACTTTCTGCATTAAGGTTAGTGAATTCTAAAATGCTCTTAGGAGCTTCCTGTGCAACTGCTTGACTCCCCAAGCTCATTGCTAAAACGATCATTAATTTTCTCATAGTCTATTTATTTATTTTAAGTTTACTACTAGTTACAAATATTGCCTGCCCGTAAAGAAAGTCTTTACGCAACTCCACCAAACCGTAATAGCCTAAGTCTTCATAACTGTATCTAAAGGTTTGTTTCTCTTCTGTTTTTGACACAAATTCAAGACCGTTGTCGGCAGTTTCTCTAACTACCTTAAGGATGGCAGTACAGGTTTCTTCACTGACCTCTGAAGTGATTATGACATCGTAGACATTTCCGCTTGGTGCGGTGATCTCTTTAGTTAGATTGACATCTAAACCTAAGGTGTCTAGTGCTGGAGGTAGACTTTGTGCTGAGCTTAGCAAGCTGATTATTACAGCTGTTGTGGTGATTAACTTTCTCATAGTATTATCTTTCATCTCCTACAAACATAGAACAAAGAATGTATACAAGTCAAGTATTTTGTTGAATAAATTTTAATTAACTTTGCAACTAGCTGTAAACCAGTATTATGAAAGCGAAGAAAAGTAAGTCACACGAGATGGTAAAAGCCCCATCAGGGTATCATTGGATGACAGAGAAGGGTCGTCATTACCTTATGCCACACGATGGAGACTTCGTTCCGCATAAAGGTGCGTCACTAGAGGCTAAGTTTAGAATCATTACTAAGCATAGCAAGTAATCACCAAGCCTTGCCGCCTTTAGCCCTTGGGTCTACAGGCACATTGATCTGTTCTTCACCGTACATCTTACGGTAGAACTTACTTACTAGTAGCCTACCTGTCTGGCTTAGCGCATACCGTACCCTATAGTTTCTTCCTTTCTCTTCACGGAACATATAGTCTAGCGCATCATTCATCTCAGTGGTTTTATCGAAGTGCTTGTAGATGTATCCCTTTTCTTTTAATGGGCGCACCAACCTTTGGAAGAGCTTCCGCTTACTATAGAAGTAAGCGTCAGAAGCATAGTCTATAGTAAAGAACTCTAGGTCGTAGATAAATACCATAAAGCGTATCTCGGCTTCAGAGATGTCGTAGTTCTTAGCCATATCACGCAGGGCTAGGTTTAGGTACTTAAGATCGTTGGACTTTATGTATCTGTCTTTGATAACAGAGAAGTCACGAAACATCTTTAGCTTGGATACTTCACTTTTAGGCATAACGTTGAATTTAATATCTTTGTACAAAATTAAGATTTATTATGGCAACGCTCTCAGGAAAGAAAATAAAAGAGAAGTTTGGAAACCTGCTACAAGTAGACGGAGGTATTGACTCGTCTACTAAAGATGTAGAGGACGGAACGGGCGATGCTTCTGCATTAAAAATATCTACCACAACTGTAGAGATTGATGGTGCACTGAACTTCACAGCAGCGCCATCGACAGCCAGCGCTGAAGAAACAGCTTTATTGATAGATGATAGCAACAACGTTGTAAAGCGTGAGCTAGGTACAGCAGCCTTTAAAGATGAGTTCCCTAGAATTATTGCTCGTGCCACTGGATCTCAAACAGTTGCCGCAGGAAACAATCAAGATGTTAAGTTTACTGGTATAGACAACGCTACGTCTACAGCTTCTTTCATTCAGGATGATGGTGGTAACTACTCTTTTACTGGCACTGGCAACACCACAGTAATATGTGGTTCTGCAGGTATCTATAGAATGGATGTGAGTATTTACTTAACCTCTATAGTAAATAATGCTGTGGCTACTATAACCTTAAAAAAAGGTGCTAGCCCATTAGCTATAGCTGTAAGATCTAAGTCTAACAACTCAAAAAGTATGGTTTCTTTTTTCTGGAGTGAGAAGCTGGCTGCAAACGATGAGATATCTGTTAATGTAGCAATGGATACAGCAGAGGCAACGATAACAGCAGGAAGCTGTTTGGAGATCCATAAAATAGCTTAATTAAATACAACACCTATGAAAGACAGTCATAAAGACTGCATTCGTGAGATCCAAGATCTGATGCTTGCGATCAACGAAACAGTTGAAAAGTACGAACTAAAAGGCGAGGTTCTTATAGCTATGGCTGTAGGGTTTTTGGATATGGATAAAAAAAGTATCCTGCCAGACGAAGAGGGAGTAACGGTAAGTATGAACCTTCTCTCTTCAATCTCTGTAGACGATGAAGAAGAGTTAGAAGACCTTCTCTCCTATGTGGAAGAATCGTACCGAATAGAACAAGAAGACAACCCGAGTAATATCAATTACTGGATTAACCGTATGGGTGACGGTGACTTAAATTAAAATAAAATGATACGTAAAATCATCATAGGGATAGACCCCCTAAAAGCTATGGCTTACTATGTAGGTCAGAAAGCTGGCGACTCCAAGGTGGACGCTATCGTCTTAGACGAAGCTTACCTCCACAAGTTCAAAGAGAAAAGATACCTAGTATACATTAAGCACCCAGAGGACGGGGTGATGCTATGGAAGAGCGTGGAGAGCGTCCCCGTACTTATTGAGTACGACCTAAACTTTTAACTAAATTTAATTTATATGCGTAGTATATACGACTTCTTTGTGCGCTTACCAAAAGCGTTCAACGATGAGGTACAGATGGGAGACACCAAGCTGTACATAGATCCCAAATGGGAAGAGTTTAAAAACAGGAAGATGGAGGGCGAGGTGGTTGCTGTTCCAGAAAAGCATAAGACCCGAGTAAAGATTGGGGACACCTTATTCTTTCACCACCACGTAGTAATCTCAGGAAACGGTAAGGGTCAAACTATTGAGGGTGACGTCTACTTTGTAAAGTTTGATCCAAATAACGGACACGGATCCCAAGCCTACGCTTTCAAGTGTCAAGACACTGGAGACATAGAGCTTATATCAGATTGGATATTCCTAGAGCCTGAAGAGCAGGAGCTAGAAGAGACTACAGATTCTGGTATTGTGGTATCTATGAAAGAGCCAAAATACAATCAATACGGATACGTGTTATATGATTCACCAAGAGTTCAGGAGCTAGGTCTCAAGAAGGGCGACAAGGTGATGATTATGAAGAACGCCGACTACGAGATGGAGATAGACGGTCAGAAGGTGTACCGTGTGCATATGAACGACATCTACGCTACAGGATTTTAATGGGGCGCAAGAGGATATTCAGTAGTGTGCGTGCTGGTGAAGACCTGCTAGAAGCGATGGCTGAAGCTATACGCAACATTACAGAAGAGATAAAGAAACCTGTTGACCCAGAGCTTGGAGGCTCGGGTCGCAGGGCAGAACTCAAAAGCATAAAGGAGTCAGCCCTAGATGCTAAGGAGTTGATTACCGAGTATCAAAAGCTCGAGACAATGATCAAGGAACTTAAAGAGACTGGCGGCATTGAGGAGGCTAGAGACTTCTCTGGAGGTCTAGCAGAACAGTACGCTAAGCGTTAGTACATATGATGATGAACAGCTGTAATATCGCAATCTATATGCCCACAAGTGTTGTGCGTGTCTGCGATGTAGTTGGCTGAACCACAAGCTGATAACAACATAGCAACTAGGAATACTAATAGTTTTTTCATAGTTCTAATGTTAATTTAATGTAAAGTTACGAAATAAAAAATAAATGGCAGGTCTTAAACAGATGGAAGGTTATGAAGAGATGGTCATCAATATATGCCCCGACGATACGCAGGGTGACATTGTTGAGATCGGAGATCTTTTCATACAACTGCCTAAAGCCCCCAGTAAGAAGAACATACTCTACCACAACAAACCCAAGGAAGAGCAGCGATGGGTAAGGCAGGAAATGCCTACCGAGCTGTCTCGTATCCGTAGTATGGATGAGTGGTACGATATGCCTAAAGAGTTTAAAGCTAAGTACGAACCCTACATCAAGCAGGAGTTTGAAAGGCGTAACAAGGGGATGTGGTTTTACAACAATGGAGAGCCTACATACATAACTGGAGCACACTATATGATGTTGCAGTGGTCTAAGATAGATGCTAGCTTCTACGGGTACTACCTGAAGTTTCAAGCAGATATCAATTACCATATGGAGGCGTGCTTTGTAGACTCTAGGTGTGCGGGTCAGCTATACACAAAGTGTAGACGTTCAGGGTATACTAACGTTGCGGCTAGTAAGGTGGATGATGTAGGTACATCAACCTACGATGTTACCGTGGGGATTATGTCTAAGACAGGTAAGGATGCTCAGGAAAATATCTTTATGAAGAAAGTGGTAGGTATGTACAGACACTACCCGTTCTTCTTTAAGCCTATACAGGACGGTACAACCAACCCACGTCAAGAGCTGGCGTTTCGTGAGCCCTCAAAGAGGATTACAAAGAATAATAAAACAGCTAGCAAAGGTCAAGCTTTAAATACAGTTGTTAACTGGAGGAACACCACATCTAATGCCTATGATGGTGAGAAGCTTAAGCTGTTGTTTATCGATGAGGGTGGCAAGTTTGAAAAGCCTGAAGACATACTAGAGGTATGGCGTATCCACCGTACCTGTCTTATGGTGGGTCGTAAATTTGTAGGTAAGGCTATCATAGGATCTACGGTAAACCCCTTAGATAAAGGGGGTAGGAATTATAGAGACCTTTGGGATATGTCAAACCCTAATGACAGGAATGCCAACGGCAGGACAAAGAGTATGCTGTATAGGATTTTTATACCAGCCTACGAAGCCTTGGAGGGCTTCTTCGACAGGTACGGAAACCCAGTGATAGAGAACCCTGACGAGCCTGTGATGGGAATCGATGATGAAGAGATAACTATAGGTGCAAAGACCTATCTAAAGAATGAGCGAAAAGGCTTATCAGGAGACAGTAATGAACTGAATGAAACTATACGTCAGTTTCCTTTTACAGCTGAGGAAGCGTTCAGAGATTCTACCAAGTCTAGTCTCTTTAATATAGCTAAGATATACGAGCAGATAGAATACAATCAAGACCTATATCCGAACCCTGTAGTGAAGGGGAACTTCATTTGGGCGGGAGGAAAGCAGGACAGTGCCGTGATGTTTAAGCCTGATGTAAATGGTAGGTTCAGGGTAACGTGGATGCCACCAGACAACCTAAGGAATAAGGTGGAAACAGAGCGTGGTAAGAAATCTCCAGGGAATGACTGGCTAGGTGTAGGAGGTGTGGATAGCTACGATCTTGACGCTACGGTAGATGGCAGAGGTTCTAAAGGTGCGTTTCATTTGTACAACAAGTTCAATATGCAGTACCCGTCCAATATGTTTGTTCTGGAGTACGCATCACGTCCTCCACTAGCGAGGATTTTTTATGAGGATGTACTTATGGCTGCTGTATTCTATGGGTATAAAATACTAATAGAGAATAACAAATACGGTATAGCTAGGTACTTTGAGACTAGGGGCTACGATGAATACCTGATGGATAGACCCGAGCACCTGAAGTCTACAGCTAGGGTAGCTGTTAAAACCAAAGGGATACCCTCCAACTCTCAAGATGTTATACAAGCACACGCTCAAGCTATAGAGTCCTACATACACGACTATGTAGGAATGGATTCAGACGGTAACTACCAACCAATGTATCTCAATAGAACGCTAGAGGACTGGATCAACTTTCGTATAGATAACCGTACACAATATGACCTTACCATATCTTCAGGTCTTGCATTGCTCGCTGCCCAAAGGGTAAAGAAAAAGAAAGTCAGAACAGACAACAGTAACAAGACCTTCTTCCGTAAGGGCAAGTCAATACAACGTTGATAAAAGCTTTATCTTTGCAATTGGTAAAGATTCAGCGAAACGATGAATAATCAGAAACAACAAGCTTTTCCTGATCCTCTAGCTAGCACTGAGGAGAAGATGAGCAAAGCATACGGGTTAAGCTACGCCAAATCCTTGATGGCTCAGTGGGGAGGTATAGATGCCGAAGGTAGTTTGTATAGACGCAGGTATAAAGAGTTTGAAAACTCTAGAGCCTATGCCAATGGTACTCAAGATACCACCATATACAAACAGATTCTAAACTCACTAGATCCTAATAACGGTGACGGGACTATGATGACGTTGGACTGGACTCCAGTACCTATCGTCCCTAAGTTTGCAAAGATTGTCGTTAACAAGATTATATCCTCTTACCGATACCCACAGGTAGAAGCTGTTGACCCTTTATCCCAGAATGAAAAAGACATAAAGAAAAAGAAGGTAGCCCTACGCATTGAGAACAAAGAGATGTTTGAAGAAGCGAAGGCTGCAGGTCTAGAGGTGGATGTAGATCCTGAAAAACTACCTGAGACACCTGAAGAGGTGGAGATCTTCCTAGACACAAATATAAAGACAGACGCTGAGATTGCTGCACAGCTAGCAACAAATATGACGTTGAAGTGGAACAACTTTGACGAGAGGGTATACAGGAGAAACGTTGAGGATTTGGTTAACTGTGGTATGGCTGTTACTAAAAGAAGTAACGATCCTAACTACGGGATAGACGAAGAGTATGTGGATCCTGCATTCTTTATACATAGTTTTACAGACGACCCTACGTTTTCTGACTTGGTGTATGCTGGTCATATTAAGCGTATATCTATACAGGAACTTAAACGTATTGCTGGAGATCAGTTCTCAGAGGAGCAGTACCAGAAGATAGGAAAGACTGTAATGAATAAGTACGGGAACAATGCTTCTCGTTTTATGGACAGCACTTACGATCAGCGACTAAGCCGTTATAACTACGGATACGACGAGTACACCATCGAGGTATTAGACTTTGAGTTCTTATCTGTCGATCCAATGATCTACGAAAAGAAGCAATCACGCTTCGGTAATATAGGATTCTACTTCAAGGGCAACACTTACGAGACACCTAAGAACAGCGTGTACGATAGAGACCCTGTACAGATGAACAACGCCACTGTATATGGCGGTGTGTATATCGTCGGAACAGAAGACATCTACAACTACGGACAGAAAACCAATGTTCCTAAAAACATACACGATTTAACTCGTGCAAGGATGTCTTACAGTGTGGTGGCTACCAACATCAGGAATATGATTCCTAAGAGCTTGATCTCTAGCGTTATCGGTTTTGCAGATCAACTACAGTTGTCACACCTGAAAATCCAGCAGTCTATAGCTAAGGCTAAGCCAGACGGCATCATCATTGATGTAGAAGGTTTAGAAAATGTAGACCTGGGCAGAGGTGGAGACCTACAACCTTTGGAGATTCAAGACATCTACGAACAGACGGGTGTGTTCTACTATAGAAGTAAGAACCCAGAAGGCGGTTTCCAAAACCCGCCGATCCGTCAGATAGACAACAGCATCAGAAATATCAACGAGCTTATAGCCTTATATAACCACTACCTACGTATGATCCGTGATGCTACGGGGATCAATGAGGTGATGGACGGAACAACACCTAAGGGTGAGGCATTGGTTGGTGTTAATCAAATGGCTGTAGCTGCAGGTAACAACGCTTTGTATGACGTTACTAACGCTAGTATGGTATTATATAGGAAGGTCTGTGAAGACATCTTAAAATGTCTACAGATCCTTCCTCCACAATCTGTTCTTTATAAGGTTTACGAGAAGGCTATTGGCAAGACCAATATGTCTGTTCTTAATAGCTTTAGTGATTTACCAATGTACAACTTTGGTATCTTGGTGATGACTGACCTTAACGATAGAGATCGTCAGTACCTAGAGCAGAACATTCAGATATCACTAAGTCAAAAAGAAATAGACCTAGAAGACGCCATAGCTATCAGAAACATAAAGGATGTTGATCAAGCCGAAAGGTTATTGATCATACGCAGAAAGAAGCGTATAGCTCAGCAGCAGCAGATGGCTCAGCAGAATATTCAGATGCAATCACAATCTAACGCTCAGGCTGCTCAGGCAGCAGCGCAAGCAGAGGTTCAAAAAGAACAACAGCTAGCACAGTTAGATATGCAGAAGAAACAGATGGAATTCCAGATGAAAGCACAGTTAGCGCAGATGGAGCATCAAATGAATATGGAGATCGTTCGTTTGAAAGGGGAGTACGGCGTCGCTGAACAACAGATAGAAAGTCAGGTAAAGACTTCTGTAGATGTTATGAAGGAAGACCGTAAAGACACAAGAGTTAAGAAGCAGGCGGTTGAGCAGTCAAAGCTCATTAGCCAGCGACAAGGACAACGTGGAGAACTTCCTGAAGATCAGGATATGCTTTTATAAAAACAGTAAATTTGCAAAAAGAAAAATAAAATGGCAAAATTTTTTAGAGATAGTGCTTTTAACCAACAAAGTTTTGGTGCGGCAGGGTTTAAACACATTACTGTAACTACCGATGTTACTGGACTAGATGTTGTTGCTATCACAGTTTTAGAAGAAGCTACAGTGGGCGCAAACGGCATTGTCACTTCTACTGGTGATGATTTAGCTAGTGGCACTGTAATTCCAGCAGGGTTAACAATTTACGGTGATTTTACTAGTATTCAATTAAGTGCTGGAAAAGCAATTGCATACAACAGAACACTAGGGTAATTATGTTAGGAATAGGGCTTTCATTAAGCAAATCATCTGTAAGCTCACCTAAATGGGTTGCTGCTGTTAATGCTTTTAAAACTAAAGTAGAAGGTGATGGCGGAACGCTTGAATCATCGACTTGTATTCGTAACGATGTCAAATTCTTAATGCAAAACCCTTAACGATATGAGTTTTTACGATGATGCAAGTTTAGTTTTCTTACCAAGCGGTGGTGCAGGGAAAGACACTAAAGCGTATAGCATAAAGCCTACTAACGGAGATGGAGACTTCACCTTTTCAAGAGGTTCAAACCTCACAAGTACAAGAA